CCCGGCGCGATTTCGCACTCAAGCACGTTCTGGATGGGGGCGCGCAATTCGCGGTAGCAAACGCGGTAGATGCGCGTGACGTAAGTTGTGCTGCTGCAGGAGCCTACTCGACGTTCGTTCTTACGAACGCATGTCGAGTCTCGTACGTCAGCCGTAAGTTGTGCTGCTGCAGGAGCCTACTCGACTACTCGACTCGACTTGACTACCCCTAGGCTTTTTAGGGGGGGTTATCAAATTGGTGCTGGGTGAGTCGAAAGCCTGGCAACCGTGAAAAGGTCGAGTCAGGTCGAGTTGGGAGATGATCGTTTCGGATGACGGTTGCTTGCCTTCCGAGAAACGTCATGAATGTGAGTGCTCCCGAACCTGGACACCAGGCCACCTCGTGATCCACAAGAGGCAGCCTTCGTTCCTTGCCAGGTTCGGGAGCGTTCCGGGAATCAGCGCTTCGACTGCTTGCGCGTTGCGAGGATCTTGCCCGACTCGTCTTCCTTGATGCCGTAGCCGAGCTGACGGTTGATCAGGCGGATGCCTTCCACGGCCTGGCGGTGAGTCCAGCCGGTGAGCTTCATGACCCGGTCCAGGGTCGTGCCTTTGAGCAGGAGGGTCAAGGCGAGCGCTCGAGCGGTCCCCTTGCGGTGGTCCTTGACGGTGCTAGCAGGCTTCAGCTCGAACTTGCGGTGCCGAGGAGGAAGTGCAGGCGGAGGAGATCCCAATTTCACCATCGGGCTCATGAGGTGGGCTTCGCGAGGTCTTTTGACCTTCGCTGAGCCTCGGTTGGAGTGCTTCTTCATTGTCAGGTCTTCATGTCGTTCAGGGTAGACTGCTGCTCTGTCTCGAAGGAGAAAGAACAAGGCAAGCATAGCGACGAGAGAACGAAAAGCAACTGCTTCGTTCGGAAGGTCTACGTAAGAGAGTGCAACCGCTGCTGCTTACGCTCACTTACCAGACCGAAACATCGACTGCACCCCCAGCCAGGCAGCAGCTAGCAGGGCACTGATCAGGATGCTGAGGAGAGCGATCATCCCTTGGCTCTGGAGCTTCTCGGAAGTGCTTCGCATGCGCCTGACCCATTGGAAGTCCTTCTGGACGCTCATCGGGTCTTTGGTGTCGACTCCCATCGTTAGAAGGGTCTCGCGAACCGTGTCCTGGATTACTTCTCGGATTTCTTCCCTGGTCATGGTGGATCTCAGACGTAGAGCACAGCGTAGGCGTTGGTGCCTGCGCCAGGTGCGGTCATGGACAGGAACTTCTCAGCTCCAGGGTCGGTGCTTCCGTGGCGAACTTCGATGGTGTCGGTCGCGACGACTCCGGCGATCGATCCGGTCGTGGTGCCGGTCGAGATGAGCGTCGTCCAGGCTCCTCCGTTCTTCCTGTACTCCACGTTGCCAGTGCTGAACGCAGAGCTCAGGACGAAGTTGAAGGTGCCGCTGGTCGTTGCGGTGTACAGGTTGGAGGTGGTGCCAGCCGAGAGCGCTCCGAAGTTGAACTGCCCAGTCAGGCCGCTGGTGGCAGCGAAGTTCCACTTCAGGTCGTACCTCGAGGCGTAGATCGTGCCCCCGAACGTGTGCTTCTGGCGAATGGCGAGTCCGAGCGAGGTCGGCAGCACTCCGTTGGTCAGCCGCAGAATGTGCAGCCGGAGCAGCGTGATGGAGGTGGTGTTGCCGGATGCCGTGTACAGGAACGTGTTGGCGCCTGTCGGATCGTTGCGGACGTCCACTTCGTGGAAGGAAGTGTTGGCCGTCGGATAGTCCGTGAAGAGTGAGGCAGCGTCGGTCGTCAGTGCCTGCACCTCATCGACCGTGCGGAAGTCACGTCGGTTCAGTCCGACCGCGATGCCGTAGGTTTCCGGTCCGGAACCGACTCCCTCGAGCGAGGCAGTCGCTCCGAAGAACGTGCTGTTCAGGCTCAGCGAGCTCGGCGGATACGGACGACGAATGCGGTTCTGCATCTGGAGCGAGATGGCAGTCGCCAGCGTGTCGCTCAGAACTCCCACGACGGAGTGCGGCAGGAGCTTCACGTCCACGTTGTCCAGCGGATTGAAGAGCGTGTCGGTCAAGCCTCCTCCGGCGCAGAGCAGCCAGACCGTGGCGCCAGCCGCATGCGCAGCCTGAACCGTGTCGAGAACGCCACGGTAGACTCCGTTCAGCTGCACGTTGCCTCCGGAGGTCTGCGCGGAAGTCGCGAGCATGAACTCGAAGGTCGTTCCGTCCTCGACGAGGATCAGGTTGATCAGGTTCGTTCCAACGTCCGTGATCGAGGTGGAATCCGTGAACGCGGTTTCCACGGCCGACTGCGAGTCGGGAGTCGGCACCACCAGCACGGTCGAGGTGGGGTACGTCGTGCCTTCGGCCAGGCTGCTGTTCAGCCTTCCGAGCAGGAGGAACTGGAACGCCTCTCCAGCGTTGGAGTAGGGTCCGCTGGTGGCTCCCGAGCTGTGGCGCTCCACGGCCACGTAGGACGCCTCCGGACCTCGCCTCCGTGCCGCGAACCAGATCCGGTCCGTTGGGTCGTCCCCAGGGAAGGCTCGCGTCAGGAAGCCTCTGGGAGCCTCGAAGGCCAGCTGCTCCGTCGCCAGGAACGGCTGGAGCGAGGCAGACGGAGGTTGCCAGGAGGTGTCCGTCGGGTCGGCGAAGCTCGGGCTCTGGAACGCGAAGATGTCCTGGACCAGGTCGAGCGTGATCTTGTTGTCGTCGAGCTGGCCGTAGTCGATCGACTTGATGCGCATCGGAAGACGCGTCAGACCCAGCTCCGTGCTCGTGAAGGCCAGCACCTGGAACGGCTGGACCGAGTAGAACGTCCGGTCTACAACCACCTTCGCATGGGCGAGAGGGTAGCTCAGCGTGCGAAGGTCGCGCCACGCGAGCTGATTGGCAAGCGTTCGATCCTTGACTCCAGGGTACGACACGTCGACCGAGACGTTGATGCCGCCCTGCAGCCGCACATTCGCCATGTCCTGGGCGATCGCATAGGTCTGCTTGTAGTCGTCGTTGCGGTCGTTGAACTGGACGCGCACCTGGTTAGTGGTGTCATCCCAGCTGGCTCGATCGAAGCTCTGGACCTCGACCCAATTCGAGGAGTTGATCTCGGTGATCGTGTTGACGTCGTAGTCCGCCCGAGCAAGGTTGATCTGCCACTGGTTAGTCAGCAGGTTGAGGAAGACGATGCCATCGATCTGCTGCTCGATCAGCTTGAGGAGCTCGCCTGCCTCCAGGACGTTGTCGAGCACGAAGGAGAAGCCATTGCCTTCGTTCTTGAGCGTTGCGCCTGCGTTCTGGAAGCTGGTGTTGTCGATGGTCGAAGGGTCGAAGCCGAGACCCCAGTCGGTGTTGGTGAGGATCTCGTAGATGACGTTGACCGGATTGGCGTCCGCACCGTTGATGGTCTGGGCTCCGCTGACGGCTGGCCCAGGGATGTCGGTGATGCGGCGGAGCTCGAATGCCCAGGGCTGGATCGAGGTCGTGTTCCCGATGTACCCTTTCTCCCACACTGCGTAGCAGCTGCCACGGTAGGCAGGAGTGCCACCACTGGAGTTCTGGAGGCTGGGACCATAGAGCAGGTTGAACGTCGCTCCGGAGCCGGTACCTCCGGTCACGGAAACAGGGTTGCTTGGCTTGACCGAGTAGGAGCCGACGTTGGTAATCTCGACTCCGGTCGTTGAGCTGGCGATGATGGTGCCAGACATGTTGACTTCAAGCACTCGCAACTGCGCTGCTTGCGTGAAGGTGCCACCAACGACGGTCAAGATGTCGTTGACCGTGTATCCTGTTCCTCCACCAGCGATCGTCACTCCGGAGAGCGGGTTGGAAGAGAGGTAAGTCGACGGATTCTGCGTCTCAGTTCCAGGGAACAGAGTGAAGACTCCGTTGATGCCTCCCTGACCGAGGTCGTCGCCTCCGAAGAAGTTCGGATCGACGATCGTGGTGCTGCCGCTGCTCAACGTGCCATTGAACGCGAGCTTCTCACCGATCCAGATGTTCAGCAGCGAGTCGATGACTCCGCGGCAGAATCCGAATTGCATGCCGACGTAGTAGCGGTATCCCTTGACGATGGTCTGGCTGGAGAAGAGTCCGGTCTTGACCTTCTGCGTGATGGCCACCTGCGAGAGGTCGCCGTACCAAATCACGTTCGGTCCGGCGATCTTGTTGGTGCCCCAGATCAGCGGAACAACACGTCCCTCCGTCGCGGTCGGGAAGCTGAAGTCGCCCAAGCCGGAAGGCTTGGCCTTCTCCGTCGCAGGCTTGGGGCGCAGCAGCTCACCGAGGATGGTGGTCGCAACGAACAGGAGCAGGATTAGCCAGAAGCCCATTAGGTTGCGATCAGTCCCGTGTTGAAGGGATTCTGTGTGGGGATGAAGAAGAAGCCACCGTAGTTGACCACGTTGGCGAACTTGAAATCGCAGGTTGCCGGATCATGCGCGCATCCAGCGTAGCAGTCGACGCTGCTTCCAACAAGTCCGAACGGGAACGGAAGAAGCAATGTCAGGTTGTTGCCGGCATGGTGCAGGATGAGGCGATCATCCGTGCCGGCACCAGCCTCGACGAAGCCTCCATCGTAGTAGCCATCCGGATGCACGTTCAGGCCAGGGACCGTGATGACGTTGAAGCTGACGGCCGACACAGTTCCGGTTGTCTTGAACGACAAAGCATTGATCTTGCAGCGCGCATCGTAGAGAACGTGGTTGCACAGACCTTGGTAGGAGAACCGAGGGATGTGGCGACCATTCGCAGCGACCAACGGAACCGCAGTCACCTTCGCGACGCGCAGCTGCTGTTCGAAGGAGACGTTCTGAACGGTTCCCTCAAAGATGATCACGGACTGCGGAGTCGGAGTGTCGAGTCGTTGGAGCCTCTTCACCACCAAGCTGGCCTTCCGACCAGGAACGATGGTCGTGTAGAGCAGCGAGAACGGGTCCGAGGCAGGCAGGTAGATCGTGAGGTTGGAGCTCCGCTCCTCCCGACCCGCGACGGTCTTGTCACGGTACATCGCGACGGGAGAGTAGGGCAGGGAGTTGAACGTGAACGTGTCCTCCGCCGACGTGTAGCGGTACACGGTGCCGCCAATGGTGAACTCGTAGAGCTCGAGCGGCTGAGAGGACTCAACGCTGTTCTCAAAGGCCAGGAACGTCACTCGAGCACCACCTTCATGGGAACCGTCACCTTGACTCCGTTGCCCTTGCCGTTGAGGTGCTGGAACGTGATGCTGTCGCTGTCAGCTCGCACCTTCTCGATGTAGTCAATCCGAGCGACCTGAGCGGTCGTGATGTTGATGCCCCAATTGGTGCCAACGTTCAGAGTCTCGGTCGTCGTTCCGGCGGAGGAGCCGGTGATCGTGTTAGTGACCACGGTACCATCGACGAGCGTGATGCGAACGACGTTGCGCGGCTGGCGTTGCCGCACGAACTGCGTGTATCCCACGTTCGTGATGACCATGGTGTTGCTGCCGCTGCTGATGTTCGAGGCGAGCTCGAGCTCCTTTGAGAAGGTCGGCAGGTACAACGACACCTGGCGTCCTCGCAGCGCATACATCAGCTGCCGCACGTTCCACAGCTGCTGGGCATTCTTCGCGAAGAAGGTCTTGACCGAGGTGCGACGGCTGCGATCCCAACCGCTGTCCTGGAACGAGGCTCCCGTCCTGCTGTCGAGCACAACGATGTCCTGCGGCATGGCTTCCGCCATCTGCCCAACGACGTTGTTACCGTCATCGAGCAGCACCTTGCCGTTGAAGCTGTTCCATGCAGCGACGCTCGCAAGGTTGGCGTCGTTGTCCAGCACGCGGAACTTCACCTTCTGGGCTCCGGCTCCCACGATGTACCGAGCTCCTGAGGCAGCTCCCTCCAGCACTCCGGTGCGCAGAGGCATCACGAAGGCTCCGACTCCGTAGGCATTCAGCGAAGGCGTCGTGGCAGTGACGGTCGTCGAGGTGA